GGGGTATAAACTCTCAATTAACGTTTTCGAAACGAGTTGCTCAGCTGTGTATTTCAATTTATGGTAGAAATAACGACCTACCTAACAAGAGGGCTTAACAGCCTAGTGTACCAATCGTTTGCTCGTGTGGGGTGAAATATAAAGGTTAATGACGCCTTTATAAACAACTCTATCCCGGGGTTCAACCGGGCCCACTTAGTTAACGCCTCCTCAGCACACACTCGAAATTAGATTTATTGCAACGTGCAATAACGAATGCACTCGGTAGATTTTTCACAGGGATCACCTACAACCCCAAAGAATAGGCTCAATAACGAGGAACCCGATTGTCACCAGCAGGACGCTGACGACGATTGGACCCCATGTTAACAACGACTTCCTCAGTACGGGGCCGCTGCCTTAATTGAATCGGTTGAACTTTCTTCTTTTTCTTCTTATTTTTCTTAGGTTGGACAGCCACTATTTGGCCATTACCCGATTCCCAAGTTGAATAAGGTTGATCAGGACGTAGTACGGTTGCATTAGTACCCTTTTCTTCAGGTAGTAAGTTAACGAGACCAGCCCCGATAGTACCAACTGCTTTAGCAATTGGATGTGGAATGGCACCTATTAAAGGTAATGCCTTCTGTGCTATTTCCTTAAGAACATTAAAGAACCATTCCCCAGTACCATTTTCAGAAACAGGGACCCCGACTGGTAAAGTCTGGAGTGCTTCTGATACAATGTGTAGTGCGAACGGATCATAACATGGACTAGGTTTAGCTAAAAGCAAAATTTGTGGATTAGTAGTATCTGGAAAAGACTCTACATACCATTTCACATTTAATTCAAACGTGGATTGTTGTGCAAAACCCACACCATAATACCCAGTCATTCTTCTTGGCTCCATTTTAAAGGGACCATTGGTGTACAAAGCAGCTGAAGTGGTCAGTGATGGTATTATCGCATTCAGGTATGGATACTGGGACCTCATTATCACTGGAATGGATGGTGTACTGATCATTGCTTTGTTATCATCATTATTATAAGAAAAAGTAGAATAACAACCATCTCGCCCATTGAGCTTGATAGTATTAGGCATATTGGTTACAGTCGGATAGTCTGGTGGTGGAAAAGGTATTTGATATCCTGAAAGAACCCCCGCCGCACCAACACCATTTATAAACCAAGTGGATTTATCAGGTACTGCTGTGTCCATAGACCAAGCTGCACCCATACCACCCAGGTATAAATCGGCTGATGTATTGGTGATTTCAAACCCACCATATATCGTCCTGTACTTACCTATTTGGTACTCCGCCGGTGGAACTAAAATCCCAACATTGAAGGCACCGCCGCTGTTAACTGTACAGGGAGTACCTGTAGCAGCATTTACAACTTGAACACCCCCATAATTAGAACCAGTTAGTCCTGGGTAGGTAAGTATATTATCATTAGCAAGAACAGTTTGTGCCGTAAAAACAGCATCAAACGGCCATACTATGACATTAAAATCAAAAGCTCCAGCGACAGCGCCAGAACCAAATGATAATGATTGTGTAATTTCGTATACTACTGATAATTCCCGTGTAGTATCGGGAAGACCAACATGAGTGGCCTGTGTATCTGGAAACGGATTTAATGAATTAATAACAAAACACTTTCCATCACTGGTCAGCATTTTGTTATCAACAAATTTTTGTAATAAATTTTCAATCTTTCGGTCGGTTAGAGATTTCATTGAAGAAGTAATTAGCTTCAATTGGCCCTAACACACTGCGGACACTTATTCCAGTTATATTTTATAATTAGGGTTCTGTTGATAATCAACAAAACATTGGAATTCTGATATGGCCATATAGGTATCATTTGTATTTACAAGTTTTGAATAATTCTGATAATAAGTAAAACAATCTTGATGTATATAATTATTTAATATTTCTATATTCAGTGGCTGGATTGACTTTAATGAATCCAAATAATGTTCAAATATACATTGCACTTCACAAGAAATATTATATAATTTAGCGACTAAAAGTCTTGTACCAATACGTGGACTTTTGATTCGGCACCGGAGATTTGGATCATAAGAATCCTCTTCCACAGCACTTTGTAATAAATTACGCCGCCATTCATTGGTTGTATCAATGATAGATTGTTTAATTTTGACACCCACAGTCATTCGAAGACCATAACGTGCTAACGCAGTTAAAATTGGACAGGCAGGATACTGATATGCTAAAGATAAAGATTTAGACCTTAATAATTGCATTTTAGTGTCAGTATTGGATTTTAAGTAAGGAGATGTAGTATATCCGAAGTCCAAAAGTGCAAAAATAGGATTCGTAACATTTGTTTGATCCACTTCATCGAATATCATACCACAAAATGATGCTTCTGATAATTGCTGATACTCGACTATTTTAATATTCGCACCTAGAGATGTATAATCCTCTATACTTGGTGGACATTTTGAAGTTTTCAAGACCCCATCATCACCTTCAAATTCTCCATTAAATATTTTATTGCCTGTTTCTGTTAAATCATTATGAATATCACCATTATCTAAATCCACATATAACTGTGGTTCTAATAATAATAAATGAGGTTCTAAATTCTTAGAATACATTAAAAAGAATGAGACAATCATATTAAAATACGTATTGCCAATTGATGTGTTCATTTCACCTGACATCCTTTTACATTCAACTTCGAACTTGAAACCACTGAAATAACAGACGTTAGTCCCCGTAATTATATTTTTAATTTCAGGTAGAAGGGCTATACCTTCTAATGAATTTTGATAGCAGAATTCATAAAACTGAAACTCCAATTCAAATATTAATTTAACAAACATCGCCTCGAAACTAGAAAAATCTGTTCCATGAGTAGATGATGTATAATTATTCAAATGTTTCAATAGTACAGTCGGTCGATCTGTACAAGCACATTTCTTTATCGTCCAGCATATTTGGAAGAATACCTGGTTGATTCTATGAAAGAAGGGGCCGAATTTAGTCTTCATAAGGTCACTCCTAGCATAAATTCCTCGCGGATACTTATACTCTGGATGTGATTCATCCTTACCAAAACTTTTCAGATACCTATGTTTCACTTTATCTGAGAAAAATGTACCTTGATAAATTGCTAATAACTCCTGCTTTCTATACAACGGATAATTTGCTTCTTTCAACCAACCTTCAACCGTGAGGTCGACGTTCGGTTCCAAGATGCAAGTTTTCAAGAAAGTCTTATTGAAATATTTTGCAAATCTCATTAATTGTTCGAAACGCTCCAGAACTACATCCGGAGTCTTTGATGCAACTCTTTTAATCACGCCATGGAGTAGAGACTGGGTGTCTGAAATATCAGGCACAGGATTAGCTGCACCCAATACATGACACCCCAGGGAAACACGCATTGGTCTCCTAGTATTCAGATTCATTTTAGGTATAACCTTGTATTTGAAGCTTTTATGTGGCTCTGCTAAAGCCGGCAAATTAACTTCACAAGTCCTATACCCAAATAGAATCTGAGTCCCTACTCCATTTATTGAAAATCCGCTACCGATTTACGGTAGCGTATAAGATGCATGCACAATTGTATTGCATCTTGAACAGGAAATTTATTCTCATAAATGCTGTTCTTATCGACGTTAGTGGTTGGCATTTGTTTAGCTACCTGATTGAGCGCAGCTAGAGTTATGACTTCAGATTGTAGATCAGTATATGTTCTCTGAGAGAGAAGATTTTCATAAGTAGTCAATGAAGGATAGAGCATTGTACTAGCTTGACGAGGTGTGCCGCCAAAAATCTCATGAATAAACGGGATTTGGATTCTGGTTTCTGTCACCATTATCTCCCCCGAAACATCAATAGGATTCTTAACAACTCCCACCGCCATACTATCTGCCCTATTATCCTTAGTTGATAATCCGGCTCTTCTTGAAAGTTCTCGAACAGTGGTCCTGCAAACAGAACCATAATTCTTAAACAAACAAAAGAGGTCTGAAAATAAATGATTACTTAATATGAC